CGCGGGTGCCAATCTCGCGGGTGCCAATCTCGCGGGTGCCGATCTCGTGCGTGCCAATCTCACGGGTGCCAATCTCGCGCGTGCCGATCTCGCGGGTGCCAATCTCGTGCGTGCCAATCTCGCGCGTGCCGATCTCGCGGGTGCCTTGAAAGTAGATCCTGCTGACATCCCCGCTATTCCACACATTGACGCGGTCATTTTGCGTTCGATTGAATCTGGCGGAACGCTGGATATGGGTCGGTGGCATGGCCCTGACGACCACTGGTGCGGCACGACGCATTGTCGGGCGGGATGGGCCATCCATGAGGCGGGGGATAGGGGGAAGGCTTTGCAAGACCGATTCAGCCCACTGATCGCGGGAACGCTGATTTACCAAGCGTCTCGCCCTGGGGTGCCGGCTCCATGGTTCTACGCATCGGACGAGGAGGCTTTGGAAGACATCCGTAAGTGTGCTGCCGCAGATCCAATTCCTCTGAGTGCAGAAAATGTCTGATCGTGCCAATCTCGCGGGTGCCAGAATGCCGATTATGATGGGCGTCCTGGCACTTGCCGGATGCACGCAGCCCGTGCCCCAGAAGCTTTCGATTGGGTCCGTGCCGTGGTGCCGCGGCTGCCTGCCGGCCTATCCTGCGCCGTCGCTGGATGAGCGCACGCTGGCCAATAGCGAGTTGTGCCAAGCCGAGCCTCCGAGCATGGGTTGCATGCCACCGCTGGCCCCTGTAGCGGAGGAACGGCAAGCCGATCACGCGCTATGCCAGCCGCGCCCGGAGGGAATGCGCCAGATCGACGATCTAAAGGGGGCGTTGGAAGTCGTCATTCAGACGTGGGATCAGGATGGCCTTGGCGCGCTCGACATGCCCAAGGCGGTTGATTACGCGCGCAAGATGCTGCGGCGCGCCGACTGGGACCAGAGGCCCGACCTGTGATCGTCCTACTTGGGGCTGTGTGCCTGTTCAGCAAGATGACCTGCACCCCGGTCGGCATGATCGGTCGGCCATTTGACACGATGGCCGCATGCCTGGATCTGAAACATAAGCTGGATCGTGCCATCGGGCCGATTGAATGGCTGGATGGGGACTTTCAATGCGTGGAAGATGAGGACGTGATTTGATGCCGATCATTGATTGGAGCTCCGAGCAGGGCACGCCGGCTTGGTATAAGGCCCGCGCCGGCATCCCGACTGCAAGCCGCTTTGCCGACATCATGACGCCAAAACAGCGCAAGCCGTCAGAGAAGCGGAAAAAATATGCTTGCCAACTGATAGCCCAGCGCTTGATGAACTGGCAGCCGGACAGCCTCGAACACATTGAGCATATTGCAAACGGTAAGGCGAACGAGCCGATCGCAGTGGCAAAGATGGAGATGGTTTTCGATGTGCAGACAAAGCCGGTCGGATTCATCCGCACCAACGATGGCCGCTTCGGTGCGTCGCCTGATCGCGTCAGCGAAGTCGCGAAGGGGATCGACCGAGTAATCGAGGTCAAATGCCCGACTGTGCCGGTGCACATGGGTCGTCTGCTGTTCGGTGACGACGACGACTACATTTGCCAGCGGCAAGGTCAGCTATGGGTTGCAGAGGCGGATAAGGCGATTTTCTTCAGCTACAACCCGATGATGCCCGACTACATGGTCGAAGACGGCCGCGACGAGGCGTTCATCACGGATCTGAAGGACTGCCTCGAACGCTTCAGCGACGAACTTGAACTGTGGACCGAGAAGGTCAAGCGCTGCGGCGAGTTCCTCGCTTATCCCGAGGTGGTGCCGCCGATCGACGCGGCGCGCGGGAAGGCGCTGCGGCGGGATCTTCCGGTTTTAGGTGTTGACCGCGTCGAGAGAAAGCCATTCCTTTTTCGTGACGATCCGGTCGATAGCGAGGAAGAACTGCAGCGACTGCTTGATATTGAGCACTACAAGTGGGGGGGTTGAAATGGACGCGATTGATTGCCTCGTGCGCCTGCAGACTGCGCAATGGGCGCTGATTCAGGCGCTGGAACACGCCAAACCCGACGAAGTGCTGACGGCGCATGTTGCGCACGCGCTGTCGGGCGTCGGGTTGGCCATAGAGACATGCCACCGGCGCGTGGAAAGTGGCAACGTGACCTTGCCGCTTATCGTTGTGGCATGACTCCCGATCCGAGATTTGAAGTTATCTACGGAAGTCATGCGGTTTGGATTAATGATGCAACCGGGTGTCTTGGACGCTTCGGGGCGGCCGGCATTGACCTACACAACACGAAAGCGGCCGGTGCTAAGGAGTGCTTATTTTGCACACATGAAGCAGTCAAATTATCCGACTGGCCGAGATTTGTCGATGCCATGATAAAATTTCACGGCATAGACATTCGCGACCAACCGGTGCCGCGATGGTTATCGGAAACCAGAGGAAGAAAATACCTATGACAATGTCATACCAAATCAAGAACCGCTGGAATTCAACAGTTATCTTCGAGGCTGAACCAGACGCCAGCTTTGAGACACAGCCAGAATCTTTCCAACTCGGAGCAGCCGTCAAACTCGCAGTCAAAGCGAAGCGAGACCTGAGCGGTGCAGATCTGAGCGGTGCCGACCTGAGGCACGCCAACCTGAGTGGTGCCCGCCTGAGCGATGCCCGCCTGTGCTATGCCAGCCTGAGCGGTGCCCGCCTGAGCGATGCCGACCTGAGCGGTGCCAACCTGAGCGATGCCGACCTGAGCGATGCCGACCTGAGCGATGCCGACCTGAGCGGTGCCGACCTGAGGCACGCCAACCTAAGTGGTGCCCGCCTGAGCCATGCCGACCTTAGCGGTGCCAACCTGAGCGATGCCCAACTCGAAATATTCAAGCAAGACCTCATCGCGGAAATCCTGAAGCTGCCGAACGAGATCGAGGCTTTCCGCGCCTCACTGGTAGCTGGCAAGATCGATGGTTCAACCTACTCAGGCGAATGCGCTTGCCTTGCCGGAACGCTTGCCCGGCAAGTCGGCGAAGAACAGGGCGAGGATATTGACTGCGGAAAATTCACATTCCGTGCCGAGGCAAACGCTCCACGCGAGAAATGGTTCCTGATGATAAAACAGGGCGACACGCCGGAAACCAACCAGGCCGCCAAGATAGCTTTGGGATGGATTGATGAGGCTATTGCTATTCGTGACAACATCCGCAATTTGCACAAGGTGGCGCCGCCATCACCATGACCCCAGAGTATCTGGCATTCCTCGCTGCCAAGGCGCCGACACCCGCAGCGAGCGGCATAGTTCCGGTGCCTATGCCGCGGCACATGTTCGATTACCAAGCGGCATCGACCGAGTTCTGTCTGCGTCAGGGCCGCGCCGCGCTGTTCCTTGATACCGGCCTGGGCAAGACGATCTGCGAGCTTGAGTATGCCCACCAAGCTGCGATCGCCACAAACGGTTATGCGCTGATCCTGACGCCGCTGGCAGTCGCGCGGCAGATCGAGGCCGAAGGTCGCCGGTTCGACTACACCTGCAAGGTCATTCGCGAGATGGCCGATGTCGAACCTGGGATCAACATCTGCAACTATGATCGACTGGATAAGCTTGATGCCAGCGCGTTTGGAGTGGTGGTGCTGGACGAGTCATCCGTACTGAAGTCGTTCACTGGCGCCACGACGCGCGCGCTGATCCAGGCATTTGCCGAGACGCGCTTCAAACTGTGTGCCACCGCGACGCCGGCGCCGAACGATCACATGGAACTCGGGCAGCACGCGGAATTCCTCGGCATCATGGCAAGCAACGAGATGCTGGCCCGTTGGTTCATCTCAGATCAAACCAAAATGGGACGCTATCGCCTCAAACGCCACGGCGAGGAGGCGTTTTGGGACTGGATGGCGGGTTGGTCGCGGTGCGCATCCAGCCCAGAGGATCTAGGCTTTGACGGCAGCCGTTTTGTCCTGCCGCCGCTCAAGATCATTCGGCACAAGGTCGCCGGGGATGTGCGCTCGCCTGCCGGTTCGCTGTTTATGGAGGACTTGAGCGCGACTAATATCCATTCCGTGAAGCGCCATACGGCCGAGGCACGCGCCCAGTTTGTAGCGCAATTGGTCGAAACGCAGCCCACCGAGTCTTGGCTTGTTTGGGTTGATACCGACTACGAAGCCGATCAAGTAGTTTCCAGATTGCCCGATGCGATCGACGTGCGCGGATCTCAGTCGCCAGAGCGCAAGGAGGAAGGCCTAAGTGCATTCCTCACGACGGGCCGACCTCTTGTGACCAAGCCGTCAATCGCCGGCCAGGGCCTAAACTACCAGCACTGCGCGCGCATGGCGTTCGTCGGCCGCTCCTTCAGTTACGAGCAGTGGTATCAAGCCGTGCGCCGCTGCTGGAGGTTTGGGCAGACGCGCGAGGTCGAGGTGCATCTTGCGGTTGCTGAGGGAGAGGATCAGATCGGCCGGGTGATCGATCGCAAGGCCGAGGATCATCGCCAGATGAAGGCTTCGATGGCAAAATCGATGATGCGAAGCCGAGTTGCCGCAGCGAAGGTTAAGGTGTCCTATCAACCGACACACAAGGGGATAATACCGACATGGCTGACTTCATCCAGTGTTTGAGCGATTACCATGGCGAGACGTTTTCGGTTTACCATGGCGACTGCGCTGATGTAGTGCGCCAATTGCCCAGCAATAG